AAGATAGATAACTTACAGATGATTGAAGGTCTATTAAGACATGTAGTCGAAAACAATAGAGCTTTATTGATTATTGGTGAGATTACTCAAGAGGTTTTAGCTACGTTCAATTTAAACGTACAACGAGGAAATCTTAAGTTTGCACATGTTATTGCTCCTTCAATGAATTATCAGAAAGAGTTGTTAATGTCTGACATTGCAGCTATGACTTATGGGACATATTACTCAGAGATGGCAGGTAATGGTATAATGAATTTAGATATTGATGGTCTAGGTACAGCTGAGAAGGTTATTGTTGGACAAAGTAAGACTATTATTGTTCCTAAGAAGCTTAATAAAGAATATATAGATGAATTGAAAGCTATTAAAGATAAGACTGCTTTTGATGAAGAGCGAATTGACAAGATTTCTGGTAAACTTAACAGTATACATGTCGGAGCTCCAACAGAAGCTGAACAAAACGAGTTGTATGACCAAATTGAAGATGTTGTACTAGCTTGTAAATCTGCGTTAGAACAGGGCGTTGTAACTGGCGGGGGTGTAACTTATAAAGACATCGCTAAAGAATTTACAGATGATAGTGTTAGCAGTCAGATTATTAGATATGCATTACTTGAGCCTATTAGAATTATTTCTGGCATTGAGGAAGCATCTGAGTGGGCTGATGGCATTGGATACGATTCTATCGCTATGGATGTATGCGACTTAAGTAAATCAGGAATTTTAGATCCAGCGAAAGTGGCAAGAGAGGCGTTTAAGAATGCCATAAGCGTGGCGACAATATTAATCAATACAAATACTGTAGTTTATGAAAGTGCTAAATAATTACATACTATTAAAAGAAGAAAAAGGTCCTGAGCAAAAGAGTTCAGGGCTGTTATTAGCAACAACTGAAAAACCTCGCTATAAAGAAGCTGAGGTAATTGAGAGTGGTAGTGAGTTTATCAAAAAAGGTGATAGGGTCATGTATGATGCTGTAGCTGGATATGACATAAGATTAGAAGACAAATCTTATAGGGTGGTTAAGCACTCAGATATTGTAATTATTTTGTCTTAGACTTATTATATTTTTCGATAGGATCTTCCTTATTTGTAAAGTGGTTATTTATTAATTTAGATGACCACTTTTGGTTCTTACGCATATTAGGAAATACTTCTTGCATGAGTTTCTTTTGTGAGTGTATATCATGCATTTCTTTATATATTATTTTAGCTTGTTTTGTTAATGTAAAGTAGGTTGTTCTGATTACGCCTTGCTGTTTTGCCTTCCATATAACTACAAGGTTTTTCTCTTTCATTTCATCTATAGCGTAATGTCTTTTTCCTTTATGTCCAAGCATTGTCAGGTATCTATCGAACTCTGATTTTTTGAATAGGTATTCAGATGCTAAAAATAGTATCATATCTAGTTCATATACTCTAAGATTGTATTTTCTTATAATATATTTACGGATAAGCGTGTTAAATTTAAGATATTCTTCACTGTTTGTTAATCTTTGAACAGTATAAGGTTTATCGTTAATTTTCACTGGTTTTATTTTGGATAATGCTTCTTTTTGTTTCTTGAACATAGTTCTTCTAGGCATGAATCCTTCTATTTTAATATCTTCCAAAATTTAATTATATTTGTAAATTATTAACTACAAAGATAATGATTTTCGGCAGACCATTAAAGAGAGTAAGGGATAAGATAGTTCCATTTAATAAGGATGAGACTATTAATCCTAACAATTTAGGCAGTAATGGTGCTACAGGAAAGTTTTTAAATTTTGATGGGCAATGGGTAAATTTGACAGGTTCTGACTTGCAGGTGGATAATTTTGTATTCGTGGCAAGTAAAGATGATTTACCTGCGGCTGTTTCAAATGTTATTACTTTAGCAGATGATGTAACTTATTATTTTACGACAACGGTAGATTTAACTGGTGATAGATTAGTAGGTGGTCAAAATACGGTTATATTAGGTAGTTCATCTGAAAATAGTAGGATTAAATCAACAGGATTAGGCGTTGGTGTACCTTTGTTTTATACTGAATGGACGACACCTATAAGACACGTTACATTTCAAGATGTAGATACAGCATTACATATATTTGGAAATGTTAATCCTCCAGTTGCATTAGACTGGACAGGTGTAAACTTTTTAAACGTACCTAACATTGGTTTAATTGACACTTGTGATAACTGGATTTATTCTAAAGGTGCTATATTAAATAGTCAAAATTTACAATTTAGCGGAACGGTTGGAACGGTTGGTGTAGATAATTCAATCTTTGTAGGTACAGGTTCGCCTGGCAATATATTAGATATACTTTCAACTTGTACAATTACAAGACGATTTAGATTGATTTATTCATCAATGGTGGTGTTTGGTGCTACCGTAGGGATAAATGTAGACGCTAGTGCAACTATACCAACAGAGGGGTATATATTAGACACTATTAACTTTAGTGCGGGTGGTACTTATTTAAGTGGTGTAAGTTATACTGATAATAAAACACGTTTTGTTAATTCTAAAGGAATAGAAAATACAGCAGAGATAGGCAACTTTTATATGTTGAATAATGCTACTGCTACTGTTATTTCAGGTAGTGGTGTACCTACTAAAGTTTTAGGAACTACAACACCAAATGCTATTAATCAAAAATTTTCACATTCAGATAATAGACTAACTTATACTGGTGGTTTAATTCGTGATTTTCAAGTATCAGTGACAACATCTTTAACTTCAGGTAATAATAATGTGATAGGGGTGTATGTAGCAAAGAATGGCACTATACTTACAGAGTCTGAAATGTATGGTACAACATCATCAGCAGGTAGAGCTGAATCTATTAGCTGTCAAACTATTTTAGAAATGGAAGAGAATGATTATATAGAGATATGGGTTGAAAATAATACAGCCACTCAAGATATAACAGTAGAATATATGAATGTAATTATTAAAAGTTTGAATTAATGATAAAAGTATTCAAAAAGCACGAAGGTTTAGGTGACACAATTGAGATGATCACGACAGCTACAGGGATTAAGGCAGCTGTAGAGGCTTATAGCAAGGCTACAGGTAAAGAGTGCGGTTGTAAGGCTAGGAAGAATAAATATAATCAAAAATATAGTTATGGGAACAAGTAAGACGAGTAGATATTACGCTTCAAACCCAGAGGCGGCTGAGAAGCGTAGAGAATATCAGAGGAAGCGAAACAAGACTGCTGAGAATAAGAAATATAGAGCTGAGTGTAATTCTGCACGTAAGAAGTTAGGATTAAAGAAGGGTGATGGCATGGATGCTAGTCACACTAAGAGTGGTAAGATTGTAGCTGAAAAGAGATCAGCGAATAGGGCAAGAAATGGAAGTAATAAAAAATCAACAAAAAAATAACTAAATTTGTATTATGTTAAAACAGAAAGAAAATTATAAAGTTGAGGTAAACAACGTAGAAGTTGAAGGATGGGATGCTTCAGTTTCATTTACTAGTGACCCGATAGAGTTTGAAGAGTCTACATCTTGGGCTTTATCAGTAGATGGTTATTCAGGTGTTACTGCTGGTGCACCGACAATTAGTATATTACACTCAAATACTTTTAATGGAGAATATTTACCGTACAAAACTTCAGCTACATCTATTGACATTACAACTGATATTAATAGAGTTGTATTTGACGATAGTTTTTTCGCTAGGTATATGAAGATTCAGTATGTAAGCGGTGGAAGTACAGGTACGTTTGATTTAATTTTAAGTAAGTAAGATATGGATTTAAGGATACAAGGCACAGAATCTACGCCATCAAATGTTTGTTTGTTTGATACGTTAGATCCAAATACAGGCGGAACTGTTTTTGATCCAGCAGAGTTGGAAGGGGATACTGATACTGTATTTGTTAGTGAGTCAGATGCTAGTACATGGATATATAATGGTAGTTCTTATATAACTAAGACTTATGAGATTCCAGACAACACGCCTTTTTGGCTTTATGGAACTTCATTAGACGCTGGAGGAAATAAGACTGCTATGATTCAGCGTAATGGTCCTATTTTTGTAAATTCTTCTAGCAGTAACGGTTCTAGATATGCTGGTTATTTTTATAGTAGAGTTACGTCTGGACAAGGTAATGGTATGCTTATTAGGAAAGATTCTAGAACTACATCTGGTAATTATTTGTTAGTTCAAGGTAGAAATTTCGATACAGGTATTGATGAGGATAAGCTTAAGGTGGGTCATAACGGTGATTTAACTATTAACGATGCGTATACTTTACCTACAGCTGATGGTACATCAGGTCAGGTTCTTCAGACAGATGGCGCTGGGAATATTAGTTTTGTTGGTAAAACAGAGGCAGTTCAGTTATCAGGAAGTGATTTAACTACTGCTTTAAGTGTAGGTACAACAGTGGCATATTTAAGAATGGCATTCGCTATGACTGTTACAGAAGTTAGAGCAAGTTTAT